ACGCACTTTGTTCATTGGAGCGAAAGCGCATCATGTACATCATAGCACCATCAATAATGACATGATCAAAACGAGAAGGAATAACGCAAGTGTCTCCAAATAACGTCAAAGAGTTTGGAAATGTCCAATATTTGTACTCAATGACATATGCCGCATTCGGACTTGGAGTTACTCCAAACTTTTCTTCTTGAGTTTGAAATACTCTAATTGGAGTAGAAATGCCACTACCTGAATCATTGGTATCATCAGCAACACGATAATTATCTAAATACTCTGTATAAGAAATGACAGGAAGACGGGCAGGAGAGTTACCTTGAGAAGTAAGTTCTTTAAGGTAAAAAGATTCCCAGTCTACTGAAGATAGACCTGCAGGAAAAGAGTATTCTCGTGTCCCTGCAACCAAAGTTTGTTCATAAGTATTTAAAGTAAACGGCCATTCTTGTGCAGATTGAATGATCTTGCGAATGGACGAGTTGATAGCGTCTTTTGCTAACGCCTGCACGTTGCGGACACCTGCAAAATCGCCTTGGTCAATTGTCACTTCATTTAAACGACGAAGTAATTCATTGGTTAATGCAAGATATGTAGAGGCCATTTATATTAGATACCTGTATAAAAAGAGCAAAGGGGACCGAAGCCCCCCATGCAATTAGCTTACGCTAGCTGATCACGATCAACTTCGTCAGCCGCATCCGTTGAACCTGCAGGAGCATAAATTACAAAAAACTTATACGAACCTGCTGAAGGAGCATTAGAAGCCGCTAGCAAAGCTGTAAACGTGGTGGATGCAGTAGTAACATTTGTAATGCCGTTTACTGCAGTAATAGATGAAGCGGTAGTTTTAGCAGTGTTGATATCAACAGTGCCTAGCGAATCAGTATCGCCACCAGTTACACCAATACTTACAGCGTTAGCACCACCAATGGTTGCCGCTGAAACACACTCAGCACCTGCCGCTAGAATCACACAATTATCAGGAACAGTCCCGATATCGTGAGTAGAGCTAGTGGTCAAAGATGCCGCCGGAATTGTAGCCGTCTCAAGACGAACTGGAGATTGTAAAGCCATTAGTATTTCCTCCTTTATACACCAGTTGCAGTTACATAACGAGCAGTGGTGATCGCTTCAGGACGAAGAATCTTACGGCCATACAGATTCATACCACGGACAATGTCTGCAAATGAATCTGGATCACGGTAGTTTTCAGTTTTGGCAATCTGCTGTGCAGAAGCTACTGCTGAGTCGTGACCCGCTACGATAACACCAAAGTTAGACGACTGAAGTGTGGATGAAGATACAGCCGCACCAGTGCCAACTACTGGCAAGTTGTTAGATACATAGACACGGAATCCGTGCAAGTTGTTAACACTCAAGCCATTTTGAAGACCACCTGTTTGGCCACCAAAGTCAGAGTTAAACAAACGTGAATCTTCATCGCGGAGAAGCTCCATGAAGACAGGGTCGATTACCAACCAACGTCCATTTGTATCTACGAATTGCTGGTCAAGAAGACGAGCCATACGGTTGATCAATTGAAGTGGTGAGATATCATCATCTGTAGACGATGTAATACCCGGAAGACGAGGCTTAAGAGGGATAGCTTCACCTGCTTGGGCCGCACCACCATCGTTCAAAGAGAAATCAGTAGCGTCGAGTTTCATAGAAGCAAGTAATTCATCAGTGCCTGCAGTACCAACAGCAACAGAACCTGCAACTTGATCGTTTACAGTACCTGCGTTTGTGTTGTTTGCAGACTGCTTGAAACCTGCAAGATAGCCAAGTACTTCTTGGTCAAACTGGTCACGGAGGCGGTAGCCTGCACGATCAGTAGCCATGTCCATGAAGTTTACGTGGCTGTGTGCATCTTCGATGTCATCCATCTTGAATGCGAAGTAGTGCGCCTTGTCAACAACAAGAGTGAAATCTTCGTCGTCAATGTCTTGCGCTGTGATTTGAGTACCACGTGTGTAGTCTTTAACAGTGATCTCTGGCTCTTTGATAATACGTACAGAATCACCGAAGTTTGCGATCTCACCGAAGTAGTCGTTGTTTGTGATTGCTTCTACAATAGAAGCCTTGCGGAAGGCTTTTTGGACCTTCTGGGAATAGATTACAGGTGAAAAATTACCGTTAGGTAAATTCCCGTAACCTGATGCTTTTGGAAATGCCATGATAGTTCCTCCTAGTCAGGCAATACTATTTTTAAAATAGACTACGTCTGACCGTCTTTAGAGGCTTGTACCATTGGGTGTCTTATTTTATTTTACCGGCCAAAGCAAAATAAGTAAGAGGCCAATTTTAACAAGGTAATCTTTTACGGCTTGTAATCTTGTAATGCGCGGGGGTGTCTAATGCAAGAGGCCCCGCAATATTATTAAGTGGTGGTCTACCTATTATTTGTGTTTTGTCAACACCTTAACGGGCGGCACCACTCATATCGTACACAAAAGTTTGATTTTGCATAGCCGCAAAAATTTCTTCCTCAAACTTTTCGTACTCATGGGGTCTCAAAGAAGCAACTCGGCTTTCGCTCCATTGCTTCGATGGAGTCGATGATGGACGAGACTGCTCTCCTCGATTGACTGCTTTTGCCGCTTCCTTTTTCAATTCAGAATCAGAACGCTTCTCAGTAATCATGCCCATATCGGCTTTGTATAAATCAACCGCACGAGCCGCCGCAACCGCGTCGTTCTCATTTTTGTAAAGAGCGTCTTGCAAATATTGTGGCTGTTGACCAACCCAATCATGAAAACTCTTTTGAGTACGAATCACATCAAAATCAGGATGCAACCGTTTCAACTCATGTTCTGCCTTATCCCGTTCCAATTGTTGTTTCATCTTGCGAAGATCCGACATATTCTTTTCTACTTCACTGGATGCTTCTCTTGCTCTTTTTTGAGCAATTGAATCAACAATCTTTGCAACTTCTGGATACTTAGTAGCCCACGCTTCGATTTCTTCTTCAGATGTAGGAAGAGTAAATTCTTCCTGCTCTTTAGAACGTATCTCTTGACGTAACTTTTCTATTTCCCTGTCTTTTGAATCAACAGTTTGTTGCATGTGACGACGAAGATCGCCGTACCTCTTTTTGAAAGTATCCTCTTCAGATGAAGTTTCTACTTCTTGTTGTTGTTCTGTAGCTTCTACTTGTTCAACTACATTATCTTCCGGCTCTTCCATACGAGAATATCTAGCCATTGTATTTTCCTTTTTGCTGGGGGCCTATTCGGGTGGCCCATATGTGCTTAACCGATCTGGTTAAGAATTTCTTGCCGTGACATGCCTTTTTTCATCATGTCATGCACTTGTGCTGTTAGACCGCCTTTTGCCATTGCAGTCGGGGCTAGAGGGGTTTGCATTTCAGGTCCCGGAGCCATGATGCCTGCGGATGGCTCTGATGCCGGTTCCGGAGCTTCATCAATGGTCTGGGCAAAATCACTGAATATTGTGCTTGCTGTTAAGCTGTCTAAGATTCCTGTAATCGGATCTTGCATTAGCTGACCAATCGCACTCTTATTGTCATCATCCATTCCATCGTAGTTAGACTTCATAGTTTCGACGCTGAGAGCAGGAGCTTCTGCTTTCTCTTCTTTAGGAGCAGAAGGTGCCGCTGAAGGTGCTTCTGCCATTGCTTGTGGGCTTTGCCCCATCATTGGATGTTCTGCCATTAGTTAGTTCCTTTTGAGTATTTAATCATTGCTACTTTAGGTGTGTTTTTACGAGAGGGCATACCGCCTTTTGCAAAGGAGGGGCCGTACCCCTGATCTCCGGGGCCGTCATCCTCTGATAAATCTCCTGCGTCACCATCTCTAGGGCTGTCATTGTTATTGTCGTTGCTCGGTCCAGATTGAGACGGTCCCATGCCGCCTCTGTCTCTATCTACATTTTCAGCATCAGAACCGGAAGTAAATTCCGATCCATCTCTGTTATCCGCAGTTTGTAAATCTTGAAACTGATCATCAATGGAGTCAAACACATCTGCAGAACCCCAACCAGATTTAGCAACCGCTTCTGCTTCTGCCCGAGAGCCATATTGAGATTCTCTCCAGTCTCCTCCACCGGAACTAACATTCTGTGCTTCTTTTTCTGAGATGGCGATTGAAGCGGAAGTGTAGGTATCAATGTTGCTACGCCAATCTGCGTAAGATGTATCGAAACCGGGCTTAACGTCAGTAGAAGGTGTAATACCAATATTCCCACCTTCACGGATAATGTCACGGACATCTGCACGTGCAAAAGATTTGCGAACTCCGCCTACAACTTCTCCTACTATAGTTCCGACTGGTCCTAACGCTCCAAAGCCTGCTTTCATAGAATTAATGCTTTCTAAAGTGGTTTTATAATCAGCACTTATTTCAGAAAAAATGTCATCCACTTCGACTTCTGTGAGACCTAAAGTACCTCGACCCATGCCAATGTCTTCTGGGCCATCATCGCCCATATCTGTAACAATAGGGACACATTGATTACTAGAAGGATCTCTACGATACCCCGGAGGACAGGCTGGCATCGCATCTTCAATAGCTTCTTCAGCTTCTTCTTCGGCATCCACGCCTTCATACACCTCCCGCTCTAAAACAGCTTGAGGGTTAAATCGAGAAGCTCGTGCCTCTTCGTATTCTTCTTCTGAAATCTGTTCGCCCGTAACAGGATCGATATAGGCCATTCTTAATTCGCCGGTAACAGGGTCCGTTATATACTGAAGTTGATAATACCCAGCCTGAACTGAAGTTCCCTCCGCCGCCTCAACGACTTTAAATTCCGCCTTCTCAACTTTAGGCGCATCTTTCTCTTCAATGTCGTATTCCACAGGTTCTTTGGTATCTTCATCGACCATTGAAATCCTATCGTGCATAGCCATCAAACCAAGCGCGTGTTTCGCTTCACAACGCAACTCTTCAAAAGTTTTTAAACCGTGATACCGGACAACATCTGCAGGGACAACATATTCACCTTCAGATAAAAGGGCAGGTATATCATCTCTGACCTCTTCATCTTTAGAACCTGCAGGTACTTCATTGCCAGAATTTTCGTCAATATCTACAACTACTTGAAGAGGTGCGAACGGATCAGACTCCATCATCATACCGCCCATCATCAAACCGGGGACATTGTCTTCTGCCATTGCTTTCTGAATAGCTTCGCCTCTCGCACGTTCGTATGAAGAAAGTTGGCCGTCTTTATCTAAGTCAGCTTTTTCTTCATCTAACTGGAACCGATTTTGTCCCATTTTTTCTCCCTCTTCGGTAGCAACTACGTTGCCATGTAATGCTTTACGAGCCATCTACCATCAATCCTTTTTGCTGTGCTTCGTTGCGTATCCGCTGACCTGCTTCAGTGCCTTCACCACGCAAAAAGTCTCCAAAGCCCAGATCTATAAGATCCAATGCCATAAGTCCCTCTCCGACTCCGGGCAGATTAGTGATAATGTCATACGGTTTAGTTCTTGGAACTAATAAGTCAAGTAAGAATGTGTTTGTTATGCCTAATTCGTTCGGTATTGCCCCGCCTTGGGCATCAAATAACGATGCAGTGGGGGTAGGGTCATCAAATCCTAGGCCCGCTACAAAGGCCTCTGAAGGCGGGGAAGCTAAACCAACAGCAGTTCCTGCTACTGCGGCAGGTCCTAAAGCTGAAGATCCATCTCCCTTCTTTTGTTGTTGTTCTTTCTCTAATGGGCTTAGTTTTTTAGGTGCGGCTCCAGTCACTTCTAATTCACGCATATCCGATTGAGTTTTACCAAAGTTATACGCCGGGACTACTCGCACTAAAATATGCGTGTTTTCAATTTGCTTGTCTAATTGAATGTCATCGGGAGATAATACTCTTCTAGACTGAGCCGTATCTTTTGGATAGTAAATTCCTACAGCCTTACGCTCATCTCCAACTAATAGACCTTTTGCCGCCGCAGACCGTGCTTCGGCTTCGCCTAGTTCTCTAAAATAAATGTTAGTGCCAAAACGATTAGATTCTATAAGGTTTGTAGTACGCTCGTCTCCTTCGCCCTTGGTCTTTTTAAAGTTTTGAATCCTATCTTTAGCCATAGCTAGTTTATCTTCGTAGCTAGCTTGATCAAACGCCACACGTTGTTTCTGAGTCTTGTATGAGTCTCGTACCAAACCAAACATCATGTCAATTCGATTTTTAAATTGGTCATACCCAATTTCACCGGGTTTCAATTTATTTATAGCATCGACAGCATCGAAGTAATCTTTTTCAAAACCTTTGAATCCAACTAAACTAGCTGTATCAGAATATCCAGTATTTGCCGCTTTCTTAACATCTTGAATGTGATGCTGAAACTCATGAATAAACGTATTAAAAGCATTCATGGTTTTCATAGCGATGCGTTCTGCATCTACATCATCAGAAAGGTTTGCTCCCGGGTCAACAAAAATAACAAGCTCTTGAGTGTTGGGGTTATACTCTCCGCCACTAGCATATTTTTTAGAAGGTTTCATAACAACCTTGGCATTTTTTAAATCCGGGAAATTTTCAAAGATCGGAGAGTTTTCAGGTAAATAACGAGTGATAGGATTAGAAGTTGCTTTTCTTCTTTGCTTCGTGGATTTCAAATAAAAATTTAAATCCTCTTGGAAATTAGCAATTGCATTCATTGCTTCTACGTCACGTGCGCGAAGCTCAGGGACATCCACTTTCAAGTCACCATCTTCAGACTTATACACTCCCATCTCATTGTACAGTTCGCCGTTAGGGGCAGTGTCCGCACCCTCATCGATACGCTTTTGTGCTTTAGCGAAGAATGCTTTAGCGGCATCAGAGCCATCAGCAAATGCCTTGAGAGGAATGTAGGCGGCTTCGGCTTCTTCAGGGGTAGCCACTAATCCAAGTGCAATAGCAGTTCCTGAAAGGCCTGCAGTTAAAATAGGAGAACCTCGCTTTGCAGGATCAAATGCCGCATTAGGTGCGCGTACTAGCCCTTGACTGAATGCCGCAGATTCCGTACCCGATGCAGTTGGAATATTAGTTCCCGGAGTAGATAAATAATCAGCTTCTTGTAAAGCTTCTTTAGTACCGGGAAATCCTCGATTTGCGATATCTCTAATCTGAGATATTTCTATCGCGTCAAGATCGTATTCTCTTGCAATGTCTTCTAAATCATCAGTAGATATATTATTAAATTCAATTTGCTCACCATTTGGAAGATCTAAGAGTGCTTCTTGAGAATTATCGAAATTGTATCCGCCCCAATCAATCTGCCCAACTCTAGCAGGATTTTTAGGATCTTTAACTTTTGCTAACGCATCATCTCGCATCAAAAGGGTATAGACCCTTGAGTCATCTGTATTAGTAATTCCTGATCCAAACACCTGCTCTAAAGGATCAAAAGCATATGTTTCGGCTACTTCAGGAGGATCATTGGCTCCAAAAAATCCTGCTTTGTTTCTAAAAGGCTCAATAGATGAAATTTCATCAATAGTTCCATGATAAAAGGGTATGCCGTATCCCATCGCCTTAGCACGATCTATCGAAGTGTTATCTGGGGGAAGACCCAAACCTCCTTCTTCTATAGACTTTGCCGCATTTTTTTGGGCAATCTCCATTGCTTCAGGAGTAGGGTCTGGCGGGATTACATAATCCGGACCGCCTTCTCTTGTGGTTTTTAGTCTAAAAATATTTGCTAGACCTTTACCTAAAGACTGTACTGCACCGCCCGGAGCGAGCATTAAGCCACCTTTATCCATTTGATTTAGTTCTTGTACATATGTATTTGCAACAGAATTGATATCTTTTTCTACTTCAAGATATTCTTCCATTGTTATTTCAGGGTCTATTTTTAAACCTACTTTTAATACATAAGTAGAAGCAAGAAAAGCCACTTGTTGAGCAACTTCAGGGTCTTGAATATCAAATCCCTGTTCTTTTAAATACTGTTTAGATGTACTAAGTCTATCTTCATACCTAAATCTATCATCCTCAGATAACTCAGGATTTTGTAACCGTTTTGCGTTCCTGTAAAAGTCTAAAAACGTAACAGCGGCTTCTTGTTCTGAAGGTCGCATTTCATCTTCAGAAACATGGCCGGTCTCGTGTAAAATGTAATCATCTAAAGCAGGTTGCTCAGTTGCCCCAGCAAAAAAAGTTTGTTTATCTCCAGTAGATAAATTTTTAATTCCATAACCCCCATAGGATCCACCGTCTAAAAATATTCTGGAGTCATCAATAGAATGTCGATCAATATTAGCAAAATACGGAGCATTTTCTACAAAGTAGGTATCTACTTTTTGCATTAAAGAAGGAAGATTAGGAGTGCGTTCTACAATTTCTTCTGAGTCGAATTGCATACGATTCATTAAATTAATAGTAGCGTCCGTTAAATTTTCTTTTTCTTCAGGCTTCATTAGTTTTGGAGGTCTAGAAAGTAACCCGCCGATATCTAACGCCGCCGCTTCACGTTCTTCAAACTCAGCGAGTCGTTCGGGGGTTTCAAAAGAGCCATAACTTTTTTGTAAGGAGACTCCATCAAGTTCAGGAGGCTCGCCACCCTTAACCATTGCATCTGCAATCTCAATTGCTTTGGAAATAAACTCTTCACGATCAGGATACATCTCACGTAACCGACGACCGTAAATATTATTGTTTAAATCAATCTGATCTTCAGGTGAGTCACCTTCACGGAAATCAATTAGAAAGCTAGCAATACTACGACCAACAGTTTCTTCTTCTTCTGGATTTAATTGGATTAATCCGCCCAACAGCATGTGACGTAATGAATCTTCCGTCCTGTCATTGTCTTCGTACTTAGCTTTCTTTGCGTGTTCTCTAGAGATGTACGCCGCATCAACTACATCTTGACTAGTCCCGGTGATTAACGTGGGGAGCATTTCAAATGATGAGATACCCATTTCACTGTAATGTACGTCCCGTCTGTCGGCCATTTACTTTTCCCTAGACTTCTGCTCGACTTCATCTTTCAACGAAAGTAACCGACGAGCTTCTCTTGCTTGTCCCTGAAGTTCTTTGACTTCATCCCATGATGTAGCAATCTCAAGTTGCCTATGTATAAACTCAATACGATCTAATGCATATATCTGCATTGCATCTGTATTTTTCTTTGTGTTAACTAACGGCAATAGCTTTTTAGCAAGTTCGGGGATCATTGGACAGTTTGTTCCTCATTAACTCCCGTGTTTGCTGAAAATCCGGGAGTACCCGGCTCCGGCGCATTACCGGGTCCCATGTTTCCTGCACCCGTTCCAGATGGATTCTCAGGTGTAGGGACTCCCTCATTCCCCTGCTGTGGCGGTTGCTGTGGTTGCTGTGCTTGCATTTCCGCCTGTACTTCTTTCATGATCATCGCTTGGATAGCCGCTTCACGAGGATCGTTCACAATCTTGTCTTCATCGAGATCTAAACTAGCGGCAATCTCACGAAGGATATAATCGAACTTAACCATCGGTGCCAATGCAGGGTTACTACCAATCTGCAGAATCTG